CTTCATCAAGCGCTCGCGCCGTACGATGCAGAATATCGAACGGAACTTCATGCGCCCCTTGGTGAACAAGATTTTCCGTCGCTACGTCCAGTTCGACTCCAATAAGTTCCCGCAGGACGTCAAGTTCCGCACAAAGGGTACTCTGGGCATCATGGCCCGCGAATTTGAGCAGCAGCAACTTACGCAGATGCTCGCGCTCGTTCCTAACGAGTCTAAGCCTTTCTTCGTGATGATGAAGGCCATTTTTGAGAACTCGTCCAGCCCCAACAAGGCCGACCTCAACCGGGCCGTGGACGAGTGGATCAATCCGGAGACTACTCCGGAACAGCAGGCCGAAGAGGCCAAGCAGAAGGAACTAGCGGACCGCGGCGCTGAGGCGCAGGTCCAATTACTGGAGGCGCAGGCTGCCAAGGCCAAGGCCGAGGGCATGAAGGCTCTAGCCGCAGCCGGTAAGTATCAGGCGGAAGCCGAGCATATTCCGGATACCCTGCACGACGAGGACGTCAAGAACGCCATTAACCTGCGGGAAGTCCAGGCTTTCGAAGCACAAAACGAACTGTCGCACCTGATGCAGTCGCTCAAGGCCTTCGAACTAGCCATCAAGGCCAAGGTTGCAAACGCTCAAGTAACCAAGTTGGAAGCTGACGCTAGGAACATCCAGACCAAATCATCGTAATATCCTCGGGAGGGGGTAACATGGATAAAGCACAGGTCATAGAAAGAGTCAATGCCATCCGTACCACAATGGGTACATCAGGATGGGTTCACTTGAAGAAGGATTGGGCCGAGGATATGGCCTCGCTGGAGAAGCAGGCGGCTTACGGTACGAAGTCCTTTGAGGAGGTCGCGACTATTCGCGGCGCCCTGAACGTTCTACACCGGCTCATAAACCTGGAATCAGTGGTTGACCAGCTGGAAACCTCGCTTGCTGACGAGGATGATATCGGCTCGGAGGCGTAGTTAATGCTGCGCATGTACGACTACGAGTGCCTAAACGCCAAGTGTGGCGAGGTCTCGGAAGAACTTGTTAGATACGAAGATGCGGACAAAGTGATTTGTCCCATCTGCGGTTCCCCCACCAAACGTTGGATTGGGGCGCCCATGTTCGACCCTAGATTGGGACTGGATGCTGCATCCTTTCCCACTATGGGGGATAAGTGGGCAAAAATCCGACGGCAGCGGAAGAAAATCGAATCGGCACGGGACGAATAATAGCCCGCGCGACTCCACGACCTTCTGCGATGTGTACCCCAAACCCGATTTCCGGGCGGGTCTTTGCGATGGAGATTTGATGACATGGCGACTTCTATCATTGTTGACCCTGACCAGAATGAGACCGAGTTACAAGCCGAGACTGACGCCGCCCTAGCTGGGACAACGGCTGCAAACGAGGCCAAGACTGAGGAACTCCCCGAAAAGTATCGGGGCAAGTCCATCCAAGACGTTATCGAAATGCACCGAAACGCGGAAAGCGAATTGGGGCGCAAGAACAACGAGATTGGACAGGTTCGTAAGCTGGCCGACGAGCTTATTGGCGTTCGCGCCACCGAGCAGCGGATGCGGGAAAATCAGCAGGAACCGCCGAAACCCTTGACAGCTGACCAACTTCTTGAGAATCCAGAGGACTCAATCCTCCGTGTTGTCAAGCGAGAAGCCGTCGAGAGGACCGAGAAACTGGAGAAGCGTACCGCCGACTTGGAATCCGAGTTAATGGTATCGCGCTTCGAAGAGAAGCATCCCGGCTTTTCAGACACGATGCAATCGGCCGAATTCGGCCAGTTCGTGCAGGGAAGCAACTACCGTCGCAAGCTAGCGCTTGGGGCGGCAAAGGGAGACTTCGACGCAGCTGACGAGTTGTTTGGACTGTACGAAGAGGCGGTAGCCTCGACGGCACGCTCTGAGCAGCCCGCTCCTGCTGCAAAACCCAACACTGGCGTTGAGGGAGCCCGCAAGGCTACCTTGGCTAAGTCGGGTGGTTCCTCGGCCTCTGGCGTTATCCCCTCTGGGGATGGCAAGAAAGTGTTCTCTCGTGCCGATCTTATGGATATGCGAATCCGCAATCCTGACAAGTTCGACATGATGCAGGACGAGATTCTTGAAGCCTATCGCGAGAAGAGGGTCCGCTAAACACCAACTCTCAATTCGTAAAGGACTCTCCTAATGGCTGCTTCAATTGCCTATACCAACAGTTTCGATGTAACCGATGCTGCATCGTTCATCCCGGCTGTCTGGTCCGACGACGTAATCGCCGCGTACAAGAAGAATCTTGTCCTCGCGGGCCTTGTCTCCATGATTAACCACAAGGGTAAGAAGGGCGACACCATCCATATCCCGACGCCGGTTCGCGGCGCTGCGACGGCTAAGGCGGCAAATGCCGTTGTGACGCTGGTCACGGCTTCCGCAACGAACACGGATGTGGTCATCAACAAGCACTACGAGTACTCGTTCGTCATCGAGGATATCGTGGAAACGCAGGCTCTTAGCTCGATGCGCCGGTTCTATACCGACGACGCGGGTTACGCGCTCGCTACGCAGGTCGATACCGATCTGGTTGGGCTTGCCCCGACCTGGAACGGCGGCACGGCCTACAGCGGTGCTGTGGCTGGTGGCGACGGCTCGACTACGTGGAATCCGGCTGCCAACGCCAACACCGGTAACGGTTCGGCGTTGACGGATGCGGGTATCCGCAAGGTCATCCAGACGTTCGATGATGCGAACACTCCGGGCCGCGATCGCGTTCTGGTCATCCCCCCGGTGGAAAAGAAGCGCCTTCTCGGCGTGACTCGTTTCACCGAGCAGGCATTTGTGGGCGAGGCTGGTTCCAGCAACTCGATCCGCAACGGCTTCGTGGGCGACCTCTACGGTGTGGAACTCTACGTCAGCACGAACATTGCTTCGTTCGCCGCGACGGATACGACCACGTTCTACCGTCCTTGCTTGATGTTCCAGAAGAGTTCGCTCGTTCTGGCAGAGCAGGTTGGCCTCCGCACGCAGGCGCAGTACAAGCAGGAAGCGCTTGGTACGCTGGTGACGGCTGACCGTCTGTACGGCGTTAAGACGCTGCGCAGCACGGCTGGCGTGATGGCAATCATGGTCCCGTCGCTGTAATCAGCGACCGCCCGTGATGTAACAAGGGCGGCCGGGGGAGTTCTCTCGGCCGCCTTTTTTCTTTGATACGAGGGATTCATGCCGCAACGCCGTCGATTTGCTCTCCTAAAGCAAACCACAGGCCTGGATTCTCTGGTCGATGTTGTAGTAACTGCGCCAGTAACAACGGGTAGCGTACTGCAGTACGACGGCACGGTATGGGCTAATGTAGACCTTACCACCTTTTTAAGCGGTGCCTCCCACCAACTGCTCGGCAGTTTGCAGGGTGGAACCACGACGGAACGCTACCATCTGTCTGCCACTCAGGCCGCTAATCTAGCGCCGGCTGGCCAGCATATGCTGGTAGATGGTGGCAGTGCCGGAGAAGATGGTTCTCCCGGTCCGCAGGGACTTCCCGGAGCAGCTGGGGCACAGGGGCAAATAGGTCCCGCAGGTCCGGCTATATATCTGGAAGCAGATGCCGGAGAGCAGGGGGAGCAGGGTATACCCGGCGGGCAAGGTCCCGCTGGTGTAGGCAACCCCGGCCCTACGGGCGCTCCGGGGCCGATGGGACCCGCTATCTACCTAGACGCCGACGGTAACGAGGGAGACATGGGTCCTCCGGGACCCGCTGGCCCCGCTGGTGCTGCCGGTTCTCCAGGTTACTCTGCTGGCATTCTAGGCGTCTGGCGTACAGATACCACGGTAGGAGGTGATCCTGCTTCGGGCCGTTTTCGGTGGGATAACGCTACGCAGATCAGCGCTAGCATCATCACCGTAGATCATTTGGATTCTAACTCCAACGACATAGATGTTTTCTTTGAGTTACTAGCTCTTGGAGATAGACTTTATATCCAAGACCAGAACGACTCTACCAACTATCAGATTTGGCAGATTAACGGCGCAGTAACAGGCAGCCACGCGCTAACCTATCACTCCCTCCCCGTCCTTTACATTACGTCGTCCGGTACCGGCACGACTAACTTTCCAGATAACCATTCCGCGTTCATTGCTACTTCTCGTTTAGGCAATCAAGGTCTACAAGGACCTCCGGGTTTTGCAGACGATGGTGTAGATGGCGCAGACAGTATGGTTCCCGGTCCTCCGGGACCTGTTGGACCTGCTGGAGCTACAGGTCCCACCGGTCCTGCCGGTTCTGGTTCCGGCTCTGGAGGTCCCGGTCCTCAAGGGGAAGATGGGCAGGACGGAGATTTCTCCATCCCGTCTGGTAACGTCTGGACTTGGAAAGATTCCCAGACCTTCACGGCTTGGCAGATATTTGCGGACGGGCTCGACTCCAGTCTTGGATACATACAATCGAAAGGCCCTGCCGTTGGTTCTATCTGGGTAGCAGACGAAAGTTCTCCTGCAGACGAAAAGTGGTTTGGCATGGAGGTCAAGGCGGCGTCGGGTCGCCTAGATTTCGCCCATACTACAGATGCAGGCGCATCACAGAAGTCTTGGCTCTCTGCTAATCGTAACGGTAATAAGGTTGATGCGATTACTTTCAGTAATACCACGGACCTGTGTAATAACTACAAGTTCTACGGTCTTACTACTACTTGGATAGGGACAACGGGAGTTAACGAAACCGTTATCCTTGACGTACAAACAGGTAACGCGGGTATCTATCTACAGTCCACTAATTATTCTGCAGTAGGGGCAGAATACTACGGCACTCCTGTAGCTACCCCCGGCGAGATATATGTATCTTCTGGTAGGGGTACTCCTACTGCCAAGGCCGCTAGCCAGACCGGCGATACGCTTCCAGGATTCAACGGATACGGAATCCATACAGGTCTAGGTTTCGCGTACCTGTTTAAGATCATCGGTACTGCGCAGACAGTAGGTGCTGCCTCTGTCGCAGGGGATCTGGATTTCCAGCTTTCTGCTGCAGGAGCCGCGCCAACTTCTCGCATGAAGATGAAGATGGCGGGACCGATTGAATACGGTACTGACGTATCGTTGAATCTGGACCTCCACTCTACCTCCCCTGCTACACCCTCCGCAGGACGTTTAGAAGTCTACGCCAAGGCAGACAAGAGTCTGTACATCAAAGACTCTACGGGATTAGAGACCAACCTAGTCACTCCGGGTCCTGCTGGTCCCGCTCTGTTCATGCTGATGCAGGACGGAGAAGGGGGAGATAATGGGCCTCCCGGACCAGTGGGTGCTACAGGCGCAGCGGGAGCGGGCGCACCTACGTCCTACACTCCGGGATCCATTACAGTAGCCACCGGTAACTTTGCCATTTACTGTAACCATCTACAGTTTACTGGTACCCAACGAGCCACCGTGGCGGGTACTGGTAGACTACGCATATCTAACTAGGAAAACCATGTCAGACCTACTCCTAGACGTACAGGCTGTACCTACTACCCCCGCAGCGGGGCAGGCAGTGATCTCTGTAAATAATATAACCAAGGCTCTACAATATAAGAACGACGCGGGAGTAGTGCGCAGCATGGAGCTAGGCAACAATTCAGTTGCCTCGCAGGCCCCCGCGGCTGCCACTCGTACTTATATCACAGGATCTAATATCCTGATCCCTGCTGGCGGACTGCAGGCTAATACCCAATTTAAGTGGCGCTTTGATATGACAAAGACCGCCGCAGGTATAGCCGCCTCTACTTTTGATATCTGTTTTGGCACGGCGGGCACTACTGCCGATACTGCGAGGGTTTCTTTCACGAAACCAGCAGGAACGGCGGTAATTGACCACGGCCTTGTTCAGATAAATGCCATTGTGCGTAACGTTGGGGCGTCTGCTGTCGTTGTGGGCACCCTTGAGATGACCCACAACTTGGCTGCCACAGGGCACGCAGTAATACCTGTCGTCACGGTCGTTACTATTTCTGCTGCTTTCGACACGACTGCAGTAAATAACATTGGCGTATGTATTACATCTGGTGCGGCAGATGCAATCACAATTCAGTACTGCACCGCAGAAGCGACGAACGTTTAAACCTACACCTACCAGTACTCCAAGGATGTAACTCTCATGGCTGCTAATAAAATCTTTCGATTCGGTCCAATTGCCCTTACGGCAACACCCACGACTAACCTGTTGAACCCCTGCACGGCTGCGGGCGGTACCAACGCAGGGGCCTCGTCTCAGTATATCATCTTAAAGCACGTTCGTATCGTGAATAAGACGGCGGGTGCTGTTACCTGTTCTTTCTGGCTTGGCGCAACGGGCGGTAACGTGGCGGGTACAGAAGTCATCGCACAGGCCACCTCTGTTCCTGCTAACTCGTCCATCGACTGGTACGGACAGCTTCGACTTGACGCTGCGGATTTCCTCGTTGGCTCTGCCAGCGCGATTACCTCACTCTCGATTCAGGGTGAAGGCGAAGTCGGCGTTTCAGGCTAATAGCCATGTCCCTAGCGCAGGATAGCGTCCTACGCGCTCTCTTCCAGTTATCCGGGGACTATACCCGGTTAACTGCAGAGAGGGATTATCTGCAGACGGGTGTAACAGCCCGTCTTGCAGAGTTGGCGACGATTCGCCAGGAATTGCTGGACGAGGCTAATCTACAGTTGGATCGGCTGAACGCTCTTCGTGTAGCCGACGGGCTTCCTACTTATACTTTGCAGGATATACGCAAGATGGATCCTGCGAACAATGCTATCAGAGGTCCCCGCGGTGGCTAAAACCTTTCTACAGCTGGTCAACTACGTATTGACTTCTCTCCGCGAAGATACGGTATTAGGATTCACGGAATCCTACGCCGCCATGATAGCGCAGATGGTAAACGACGCCAAAGAGGACGTCGAGGATTCCGGTCCTTGGCGCGCTCTGCGCACGGCCGTGAGCGTAGCGGCTACATCCGGCAATGCAACCACTACACTGACTAGCACCAATCCCCGTTCCTATATCATGTACGGAGGAGATTTGCAAGCACAGTTCTTCCGCACAGACGCCGGGCATGAGGCCCAGATCACTGTTGTCGGAATTGAAGTACTTAGGCAGTACCAGAACTCGGCAGCGGCCGCTAATTCACAACCTAGTTTCGTGGCGTTCACCACAGATGGAACTAATCTAGTGTGCCACTTCTGGCCTACTCCGGATGCTACGTATAATTACATAGGCATCTTCGTCATCCCGCAGGCCGAACTCTCGGCTACTACTGATACCCTGACTATACCTTGGCGTCCCGTGGCCCGTCAGGCCGTGTTCTATGCCATGGATGAGCGGGGCTCGGAGTTCTCTGGTCGTCTGGAAACAGAGGCAGCTAAGGCCAAGTCTGCCCTAGACGGTGCGATTGCCGCCGATTTTGGTTTGGACGAAATAACCGCGCAGGAACAGTAAAATGGCTGCACCGGTTACTTCTGCCAACTTTCCTACGCCCGGAATCAACGGGCTAGCTAAGAACCGCGCTCAGTCCATTACAGGACCCGAGTGGGCTAGCAAAGCATTGAATTGTGTGGTAGACTCAGATGGACGTCTGGCGGCTAGAAAGGGCTGGGTCAAGCAGAACGCTACTCCAATCTCCGGTAGTCCTGCTATCCGCACGTTGTTTGAGTACGTCAAGGGTGACCAGACCGTAGAAGTACTGACGTCTGCTAACCTCAAGATTTACTCGGGTACTAGTACCCTAACTGACATTACGGGAACAATCACGGCGCCGTCCGCGTCCCTGTGGCAGTTCGTCAACTTCAACGGAAAAGTCCTCGGATTCCAGCAGGGCCATACTCCGATCAAGTGGACCGGCGCCGGCAACTTTGCCAACGCTACGGCAGCCACCGGCACCCTGCCTACAGGCAACTGCGCGGTAGCAGCCTTCGGCCGTATCTGGGCTTTGGATTCTGACCGCCAGACTATCAAGTACTGCGCCCTTCTGGACGATACGAAATGGGCCACAGCAGATGGCGGCGGCTCAATCGACATGCACTCCGTATGGACGAAGGGCATGGACGAGGTAGTGGGCATCATTGCCTTCGGCTCCAACCTTGTTGTTTTTGGTAAGAATCATATCGTGTTCTGGACGGACGGGGCCGGCTCTGAGATTGGCATGACGCCGACCAATATCTACGTCAACAGCATGATTGAGAACGTCGGCCTAGTGGGCCGGGACGCGATCACCCTGATTGGTGAACTCGACGTCGTGTTCTGGTCAACCAACGGCGTTAGATCCCTGTCGCGTACCGTACAGGAACAGGCTACCCCCGTCAATCAATTGAGCCCCGAGAATCGGGACTTCATGGCTGCGTACTTGTCTACGGCTAACCTAGCCAATTCCCGCATGGTCTATTCTGCGGTAGAGGGGTTAGTCATCTTGACTCACCCGGACGCTTCCGTTACTTGGGTATTTGATATCAAGTATCCTCTGGAAAGCGGGGGCTTCCGTATGTTTGAGTGGTCCATCCTTCCCACAGCGATGTGCTGCCGCTCAAACAATAATCTCCTGTTCGGTTTTGCCGGCTACATCGGTCTATTCAGCGGATACCTGGATGATACGGCGACCTACCGCTACGCCTTCTGGTGCGGGTGGTTCCCTCTCTCGCAGAACTCGCAACTGAATATCCTAAAACGCGCCAAGGTAGCCGTAGCCTCCCGCCGCAACGTGGTCGGTTCGTTTAAGTGGTGGACAGACTTCCGCGCCAACATGAACGCCGTCCAGAAAGAGTGGACTGTTTCCGGCGGAACGGAATACAACAATGGCGGGGAATACAATCTCTCGGCCGAGTATTCTGGCGGCGGCGGTGTCATCGAGAAATACGTACCGCTACGCAAGTCCTGCCAGACGCTCCGCTTTGGCTTTGAGACCGACATTAACGGTTACCCGTTCGCTCTACAATACGTGACAATCGGTTTCGAGCCGACGAGGTATGCCTGATGGCTGACTATACTCCGGTTACTAGCTTCACGCCGAAAGATTCGTTGCCTACGACTAACCCGGCCAAGCTGGTTGTAGGATCAGAGTTGGATGGTGAGTTTACAGCCATCGCCACGGCTATCACCAGCAAGGCCACTACGGCCACGTACGCCGGTGTTGCCAGCGGATGGGCCCAGCTTAACGCGAACACAAAGCTCAAGCCGGCCCAAATGTGGGCCAATCAAGTTGTATCCACTATCATAGCTTCGGCTGTGACGTTCGACTGCGCAACCTCTAACCAGTTCTACGTATCCTTGACCCAGAACATTACGGTCAGCGCTCCCACCAATCCGTCTGATGGGCAGGAGATTTTCATCACCCTGCGGCAGGACGGTACAGGCAGCCGGACCGTGGCGTGGAATGCCGTGTTTTGCTTCCCGGCTGCAGTTACTCCGACCACTACGGTAACAGCGCTCAAGGCCGACATACACCGCGCTGTATACCACAGTAACCTAGCCAAGTGGCTCGTGACTTCCGCCCAGAACTACACGGTGGCGTAACGTGAGCGACTACGGCAAGATCACTCCCTACACTCCCAAGGACTCCCTTCCTACTGGAGACCCGGACAAACTAGTGATCGGCGCAGAACTAGATGCGGAGTTCGATGCCATCGCTACCATGTCTACTACCAAGGAAGATAAGAGCGCTAAAGGGGCGGTCAGTGGGTACGCTCCGCTTAATGCTTCCAGCATTGTAGTAGCTGCGTATCTTCCGACAACCGTAGACTACACAAACGTGTCTGCGGCTCATACAGTTGGCAAGTCTACCACTAAGTCAACTCTGACAGACGGGGCTACGATCACCATTGACTGCTCCCTGTCTAACGTATTCGAAGTGACGCTAGCAGGCAATCGTACGATGGCGGCTCCCACTAGCCCCATTAGTGGTCAGTGCATCAATATCATTATTCGGCAAGACGCTACCGGCGGCCGTACACTTTCCTGGAATTCTGCCTTTACGTGGCCAGCTGGAACCGTCGCCGTCCTGTCCTTGGCCGCTAGTGCGGTAGACATGGTTAGCGCACAGTATGATGCTACCGCGGGCAAGTGGCGCGCGGTCTGCACTAAGGCCTTTGCGTAATGTGGCTGAGTTTACCGGTAGGTCATATTGGGGGAGGTACGGCGGCACGCCGCGTCATCTACGCCCCCGCCGACGTATCCAAGACCGGGCCGAATCCGGCGCATTCTATACACCCTATTCTGCAGGTAAATCTGCCTGCTGGAACCGTCTATAGATTCCGGGCCGTACTTACTTTCAAGGTAACTAGCGGCTCCGGGGCTCCGGGACTGTTCCTAGAGTGGAATACATCCTCTGGCGTAGCCAAGATTCAGTGGATAGCCGAGGGACTGGATACGACTAGGGTCGATGCTACCACGTTCTCTCAAGCGTCGGACCACGGTAACGCCTTCAATACCGAGGATCTGGGAGTTACCGGCGACAGTCTTAGTGGAACTACGGCTAACTTCATAGTAACCAGCGTATTCGAAGGGCTGGTTAAAGCAGTGGGTTCCGATGCTACTTTCGGTCCTTTCTGGAGTTTCCGCACTCCTGCTGCTGCGGGAACCGTAACCTTTAAAGCGGGTTCATATGTACTGATCGAAGCAGAGCCGGCATGAGCTACGTAATCAAGTCTGCAGACCAGACAAAGACAAGTGACATTACCGCGGCTGTAGACTCCGAGCTTGTTCTTGCTCTCGCCTCTGGTGCTACTTATTACGTAGACGCGCTGGTAATGTTCCGTACAGGAGTTACTCCTGCAATAAAGATAGGAATAGGTTCTACAGCTGCTACTGGTTTGTGCTGTATATATACGGAAGGGTGTGCCTCAAAGCAGCCCTATCAGAATGTCAGTACTTCCTACAGCGCGGTACAGTCGGCTCGTCTAACCTCTGCCGGTACGTACGCACTAGGCGGCTCTGCTACTGGCTCTGACAGAGGGTGGTTCCGGGCTAGGGGTGTATTCATTACTGCAGGCACAGGAAACATCGGCATATATTGGGCCCAGAACGTATCTAACGTGGGCAACACTACGGTCTTGGCGGGTTCCTGGATTAGACTGGAAAGACTGGCGTGACTACCTCCTACATAATCAAGCAGGCCGACGAATCCAGAACGGCTAATGACACGTTCTCGGATGATTCTGAGTTGACGTTAGCTCTACTAGCTAACTCTACCTACTGGATACACGGTGCATACATAGTATTTGGTCCGTCAGACTTCGGGCACGCTACGTACTGTCGTACTCTCTATACCGGGACTGTACTAGACGATAGCTGTATCTACACTAGATACTCTTATGTAGCCTCGGTTGGTGCGTTTCAGGGGGCCGCGAGTTTCTGCTCTATACAGGACGGTATCCTGGATTTTCAGCAGAACGTAGACAACTCCAGCGGCAATACCTCTACCTTCCGGGGACACGCAAGTTTCACTGGCTTTGTCAAGACAAATTCAGCGGGCAACCTCAAGCTGAATTGGACTAAGCACAACAACGGCGCTGGCGGCGCCGGTAACGCTAGTATCGTTTACGCGGGCAGCTATCTGGCCGCAGACTACATCGAGCCAAATCCATGACCATCAAGCGCAAACCCGCAGCAAGGACGCCTAAGACTATGAAGATTGAGATTGAGGATATCCTTGAACGGGTAACGAGGGCCGAAGAGCGCTTTATTGCCGCCACGGATCGTCAAGAAGCGTGGCACAAAGCCACGGCTATCGCTACTGCTGACGTAGATGTACGTCTAGCTAAGCTGGAGGGAGCCTTAGCCAAATACACAGGCTTCTGGGGAGCTATCCTCATGGTAATCTCCGCAATGGGCACGGCTCTTTTGCTGGCCAAAGAATTCCTGACCGTCAAGTTTGGAGCAAGCAACTAATGGCTATCAAGCCCTCTGCGCTGAGTGGTATGCGATTCATCAAGCAGTCTCCGCAAGACTTTGCATCCGATCCGATGCAGAGTATTAGGTTGAATCAGGGCGCTCCGATCGAGCCGGTTCCCGGTAGTGGCGGGTGGCAGGCGGGGGGTCCCTTTGCGCCTATAGGACAAAACCTTGGCGCAATGCTTCCCGGTAGTGCCCCTCCGCAAGTGCCACTTCCGCCAGTAGCGCCTCCGGCCACACCCCCTCCCGCCAATCCCTTTGCGGGAATGGTAGCCGGGATGCCGCAGTCCGGTTGGTCAGGTGGTGGGCAGCAGTGGGCGCAGCAGGCGCTCGACGCTCCGTACATGCAGGGCTGGGGCCAGCCTCAGCGCCCTCCGGGTGCCACGGGTCCCGCACCGGCCGCCGGTGGTACCGGGGCTACTGGCGCTAGCTACGCGACACCGGGAGTAGCCCCTACCGAGGTTTCTCCGGAGGCCCTTAAGTCCATCAAGGGCATCAAGAAGATGCGCAAGGCGCGTCACTTCACCATGTCGGACGCTGCTAAGATTGCGGCGGCTGCCGCTCTGACCTATGCCACCGGTGGCGCAGGCGCCGCTATGGCTATAGAAATGGCCGGGGCTGCTCTGGGCGATGCCCAAAGCAACAAGGCTATGGGCGTGGGCTTGAAGAAGTTCACCAAGCTTAAGAACACGTACTTGCCTCAAGCGGGCTTCGTGCAGCGCAAAGGGAACTGGTACGATGCTGCCGGCAAAGAAATCACCCCGCAGCAGAAAGTGCAGATCCTAATGGATATGGGCGTGTGGGGCTAACGTGGTCTATACCAACATCTACGACTACATCGCAGCTAAGGGTAAAATCTTTGGTATC